CCTATCATTTTTATCTATACTTTCAACTAAATAAGGATACCTTCTATCTGATCCCATGCCATTACCAAAATCAATAATAATTTTTTCATCAATAGAAGGCATTAAATTTAAATCATAATTCCAGGTATCATTAAAAGATTTCATTAACTAAAATAACCTAAACGGAGGTGTATTTTCAATAAAATAAGCGATAGTGGATACTATGTGGGGTCCAGCTTTGGGTACTGTATAAGAGACATACTCAGAGGAGAAATCAAATTAGAACAGGTCGTAGCAATGGAGACACACACACGAATTAAAGATGAAAAGGCTCTTATTAGAGTCATCTGGCAGTATAGTCAACACCATTGGCCTAAGGATTTAATGTCGAAAGCTGTAGAGATTTCATACGAACTGTTCTTTAATAGGCCATTCTTTCAATCAAGAATATATGGTGGTTACTCTGTATGTGACGGTGACAAGGAAACTTGGATGTTTGCACATCATAGAGACCATACATCACTGTATTATGAAGGCAAATGGAAGCCTAAGTACAAACGAAAGACGCTTGATAGAAAGATAAAGAAGGCAAAGAAAACCTTAAACACCGAAACCTGGTTTATATAGGAGAATAATATGAACACACCAGTATTTTGTGGTCAGGAGCCATCCTTTATGGGTGGTTCCTTTGATGACGAGGAAACATATAAAGAGAGAACTACTCAAGCTCAAAGATTGTCAGGCAATCCTGTCAATAAAAATAAGGAGTTCTTCTCAATATATTTCCACGGAGAACTGGAAAATATGATGGGATTTGACATAGTTTCATTTATAGATGGTACATTTCCAGTGATAAAAGATGGAGACAGGGTAAAATGTATAGCAATTACACCTGATGACAAAAAGCACGATGCTATAATATATGTCGGTAAGAGAGTATACGATAACATACTATACTGTCTGGTATTACTTGCAAGTGAAGAGCTGGAGGGTGACGAAGCCGAAGGTGGCTCAGTTACATTCTCTAATCATCACCCAGGCGAGAAAGGTAAGGGTTTAGCATGACCGATAGAATCTCAACGGGAAAGAAAGTAGATGACCTACTTGAAAGAATAGGTGTTCTAAATCAACAGTTTGATGCATTGCATAATCTGATTCAACAGATTTACACTATGGTCTACACCGTGACTAAACCTCGCAGTCATACAAATTTCACTACTCCAGAACGAAGAACATTCTCTGATAGACGCACATACATACGAGATATTGAAGGTGGAGTAAGAACTGATACACGGAGGAAACACGATGAGTGAATCGCAATACGATGAACAGCCCTATGATATGGATGATTATTATAGGGATATGGACGAGGTCAAGATAAAAGAGATGGAAGACCTATTAGCTGGCAGGCCTTATAAATTGCCAGTAACAGAAAGACTAAAAGAGATTCTCAGAATGATACTGAGAATAAATCGCAAATAAAATTGATACTCATGTAGGGTATCATACATTGGGTTAACCCATAACCATAGGAGGCAGATATGCCAAATATCACCCTTATTAACGGTTCAGCAGAACCAATCACCCATTCCACTAACGCGTCAACTGTCGGTTCATTGAGAACTGAGATGAGTTTCGGCAATAATATCATCATTAGTGTTGATGGTACTAAGGCAGCCGATAGCCGTGCTTTGTCAGACGGATGTCTTGTCAGTGCTGTAGGTACTGATAAAACAGGCGGACAAGTTAACTGGGTTCGCAAGGTCATTTTGACCAAATAGAGGAGCAATTCTCTAAAATCTGAGGGGGTGTCTTTACGATGCCCCCTCTTAGAACGGAGGAAAAATGAAATCCAATCTATATACAGACAATATTCAAAATATTGTTGATTATATTAAAAGAAACATTGACTATAGAGATGTTGAATCAAGAGTTCAGGACTTTATTACTTTTGCAAAGAATAAGGGAATAGATTTATCGTTAATTGACAAAGTATATAACTCAGAAACACGAGAAACTATATTTCCAGACGATAGCAAGAGAAGAATGAGATTTCCTGTTTCTATTCAAGCAGAATTTCAAGAAGCATTCCTAAAGTTAATAGTTAAAGAATGTCAAGGTATAATTGACAGCTCTGATGAAATTGACTGGTTAAGTAAAGGAGAAGCTGTCTTAGCTAATAACTTAGGTCTAAGACTTGATGAATGGACTCCACAATTAAGTAGAATGAGTAGCTATCATTCCAGGTTCTGGGATTTTAAAGGCTACTGGGAATCCTTATGGAATAAGACAATACAGCAAGAAAGAGTCCGTAGTAATTGTGAATTTTACTTAAATACTCTTCAGGAAAAGGTTCAATTAAGTAAGAAAGCACGGTCACAAATAAAACAGTTAAACATTGATTACAGATACAGATTAAGTGGCGAAACCAGATGGAATAAAACAATAACTGTAAATTTTATCATAAATAATCCCAGAATGACTATTTATGGAGATGTTGACCGAGTTCACGATACCTATACAGTACC